ACATTATGCCCTCTAGACCCTGCATTAGAAAATGCACCTTTACTTGCATTTGGAAGCGAGGGACCATAAATATTCTCAAGTGTTTCTATATTAGAAAAAATAGTGTCTGACCTTGTTTCTAATTTCGTATCCAAAGGGGAAGGAAAGCTTGGCATGATATTATAATGAGCCCCGCTTGGAAAATAACTACTCACTCCCCCTGGAGGATTATTATTAGAAGACACAAAAACCATTGCTCCTGAAAAAGGGGACAACTTAGCTGCGGTTCCATGCAAGATATTATTTCCTAAAAGAAAATCAATCCCACTCCAAGTATCAGTATGAGCATGATACTTATAACCTTCTTTATCTTTCCCAAAGGTCATAGCTTGAATTGTATAATTAGAAGTATCTAGAACAGCCGATGCTGAAGGTATACCAGACAAGCTTGGAGTAGTTGTCAACATATCAACAATAATCTCACCCGCCCCATCAACTATAAGATTATTATCCTCCAATACAAGTTTTTGATCTTTAGAACCAAAATCTGTATATAATTCTATTTTCCCATTTATCTTCATTAGTTTACTATTTCCATTGAATCTAAATTACTAAAATCCGCAACTTTATTATATGTATAATACTCTGGTTGTTGTCTATAACTTAATCTACTACCTCCACTCACTCCAAACAATTCTGCTGTTTCAGATACTACTCTTGATGCATACGGAGAATAATGATTTACGCCTACAGTAGAGTTAAAGAAATTAAATATAACTCTAACGTCCTCTGGTGTGTACATATCTTTTGATGAATTCATAAATGTCTCAAAATGGAAAGGACTAGCATCCCCACTAACATCATAGGTTAATTTTTCATTCAAGGTTATGTTAGTTAATCCTATGTGATCAAGAATAACATATTTATTTTTATTTTGAGAATTAGGGATCATAAAAAACTCAAACACATAATTTTGATTTGTATTATGAATTTCAGGAGCAAAGGAAGTATGTTCTGATTTGCTTGAATCAAAACGATTAATTAACTTAGAATTTAATGTTGATGGTCTAGATGCAAAATCAGATCCATAAGATTCAGTCGCTAATTTACGTCTTTCCAAGCCTTCATTGAAGGTATGAAAATCAACATCCATGGTGTAGTAATCTTCTTCGGAAAATTCTGAAGCTATAGAAGGATTACTAGAAACAGTAGTATTTTGCAGTGCTGTATTCCCGCATAATCCAGGTCTTCCTTTTATTATTTGTCTAGGTATGGGATTAAGAGGTATCTTATAGGTATGAGAAAGCTCTCCTAAAATAAGCCCCTCACTAATGGAGGAAGCATCTCGTTGTTCCCATTTACTCTTTGGAGTATACGACCAAAACGCATTATCTTCAATTTCTGTATGAATCCAAACGCCAATGCTAACTCCTCCTACAAACTTACCATCCTCTGTCCCGCCTGTATGACGAACGCTAATTCTATATTTATTGTCATTAATCAAGGAGTTATCATCTCTAGGATAAAAAGAGGAATAAGATTTTAGCCCACTAGCCTCATTCAATGCAAAGCGCAATCGTGAAAGACCTCTAACTGATTTCAACTTAATTAAAGGATTATTAATATAATACTGATTTCCACTATTCCTAGCATTTTGAGATGCAATATTATAAAATTCAAAACCATTAGCAGAATCACAACCACTAACATGTATCAAATCCATACCACTTAATATATGTCTATTTCTTATTTCAAGCGAACTAACTACCCCTCCTGATATATTAAATACAGAAGAAGCTATAAGCCCTCCAGTGACCGCATAACTTCCTCCTCCTTCTGTTGGAGATGCTCCTGTCCAATTACCTCCAGGCTCTAAAATTCCAGAAAAGGCAAGGCTCTGAGGTGTTAGAGAAGACGCTGTTGAAAATGAAGAAGCGACAATTGACATCCCAAAGGGATTAGTACTAGTTTTATGATAAATACTCGAAGGACCTAAAACATTAAAACTACCATTAAATATTCCAGATCCGTAAAGATGTCCATGGATTAGAGGCCCCTCAAGTTCGTAAATATTTTCATTTAACCCATGTCTGTAAAATTGTTCTGTGTATACCTTATAAAGTTGATGCAATCCTCTATCAAATTTAAAATTATGATAATCCTCTATAGAGTTTGGGAACCACCCATCTGATTCCGTAGAGCTATTAGCAAAATTTAATTCAGCTTTCATGTCCGTATACTCATTAGAAAAACTACTAAAATTAGAATTTACGTAATAAGACGCTTTTGCTAATTTACGTCTCTCCTGAATACTATGCATAATACGAATAATGTCTGCCGTTTGCCCTCTATCAACATAGTTATCACAAGCACTTAAATATTGTGTATGTCTAGCATCAGACCCTAAAGCACTTAGCCCTCTACAAGGGAACGTTGAAGATGTAACAACCCCTGAGAATATATTAGGAGAATTCAAATCTTCACATCTCCCATAAACAGAAGGTAAATTCGTATAATCATCAATTGAAGCAAAATAGCCTGCTGATGCAATATAGCCTAAAGGCAAAAACCCAAAACCAGAACCTTCATTAAGATTTGTGAATAAATTATTAGTAGCTTCGGCATCGTTTCCTGTGCCGCTAGTCCCTCCTACATAACTAAATTCAACCGTAGATGAATCCCAAGATATAGGCATATTAAAGCCAGTTCGATCATAATACCCCTTTGTAGGCAATAGAGACTTATAGTTTCGTCTCCTAATAGCATTTCTAGGAGCCATAACAATACCGCCAGAAGCGTTCTCACTCTCAGGTACTTTATCTACAACTAAACCACTATTAATTAAATGTAGCTGATTAACATTCTCCCGCCTCATTGCCCTATAACCTGGAGAATTGGAACCTCCTCTTCTAGTGCCCCCATAATGAAAACCTGAAACACCCGTCTTAGCTAGGGCAACTGGATAATCACGTTTTAAAAATCCAGCAGTAGGTAAAGGCGATTCACTTAAAGAAAAACCAGAACCAGCATAATCATCCGCAGACGCTCCTGCTTGAATAATCCACTTTGTAGTATTAAAATGTTGACTCCATCCAGAGATCTCATAATAATCATTACCAGAGGTTTCAAGCCTAGATTCTGGTATAGCGTGGGCGGGGGAGAAATCTCTAGCTAATTTTGCTGCATATTGGGGCGCGTATTTTGAATCATGAGTAAATGAGTTTTTAGAAAAATCAAAGCTATCTGCCGCCATTATAAATTTGAAATGAGAAGACTTCCCATTCCACATACTAAATACGTCAATATTATTAGAAATAGGATCTAATAAGACGCTAGACAAATTTGGAGCATGATTTACAGAAGAAGTTAATATTAACCACCCATTATTATCTCTAATACTATCGTCTACTCTCAGAGTATTATCCTTAATATACTCCCTTACTATATTAGAGAAGTTTTCGGACACTCCAAAACAAGTTAATAAATCTCTCAAATCATCAATAAGATTATCTGTTACTTCGCAATCGGTATAATAACTTGCTTTCTCCCAAGGGGGTATTGGAAAATTTCTATTTCTATAATTAAATACAAATGTTGGATCCTTTAGGAAAAGACTCATCCCTGGGATTATGGGACCAGCACTCAAGGACGCAGAGGCAGCAACGGACGATAAAGCAGTACCGCCCGATAAAATAGTTATTGGAAAAGGCTCTCCTCCTAATTTAAAAAGATCAGGATGCAAGACGACCAAGTATAATAAAATATGATCAACTGCTAACCTGATATTCTCATCCATGCTGCTAGTGGAATATCCTTCTACTCCTAATTTATTAGAAGCGGAGTTCCAAGTAGTAAAATCTTTAAGCAGAGTAGACTCAGTAGCTAAAGCATAATAAATTAGATTAGGAATGTAAGATTCCCATAACTCTTTTATGTCCCCGGAAACATCAAAAACATCTTCTGAGAACAAAGCATTTACTGCCTCCTGGATTGAAGCTTTGGTGCCTGTCTTTTTATATAGATTGACTGCATTTTTAAGTTGCAATCTTCTTTTCGTATCATCTGTGCCGTATAACTTCCACCCAATTAAATCACCAAGATATGGTAAATATTCAGATGGACAATCTTCAATGTCATATAGTAAATTTAATGTTTCTGCTTCATTTAGCCTATCAAACATAGAGTAAGAAAAAGCTTTTATTAGCCTATGAAGAGGTCCTTTAGTTTCTAAAGAAGCTAATAATGTACCATCATCAATATAATTCTGGAAAGCATTTATAACCTTTGCATCTTGTAAATTAGCTTCCTGTGGGGAATAAATAATATTTATTAAAGTTTTTAAATTATCTAAAGGTTGAGTTCCACTAATCCATGTACTGGATATAGACCCGTCTACATAGCCTGATCGAACTCCTGAAGGTAAATAATCGTCAGGAATCAATCCATGATCTTGCCAAGCTGCACAAGTTTCATAATTTAAGAATACAAACTCTGATAAAGCCTTAAGTGCATCATCTAAATAAATAGTCTTTCCAGCATATGTCTTTTTAGTTAATAAATCTGCTACTATACTAGATCCCGCATATGTGTGGTAATATCCCGCATCCCCACTTAGATTAAGAAAGTATAACCATGATAAAGAATTTATAAGATGAATATGAGTGTCTTCATCATGAGCCCCTATTGAAGTGGCATAGGCTCCGTTGGTTCTGGCTCTAACTCCTGATGCTGCCTGTCCTCCATAAATAGACGACAAGAAAGGAGCCGAAGATCCCGCTAAAAATTCATAAAAATCAGCACTGGAGGAGAAGTCATTTAAACTTTTTCCTCTAGGTATTAAAATATCTCTCTCAAAACTTTGTGGAGTAATTTTCGTATTATTATTTTGAGATATAAAATATTGAGAAGCTCCTGCAAGATTCCCAATACTTGAATATGAAGTGCCCGCCACGCCCGATACAAACACGACACTACTAGTTGGATGAGACAATAATCCAGCTAGTCTAAGGTGAGTATTTATTATTTGATCTTCTTTTTTAGTCTCAAATCCACTAGCCGTAATTTCATCTTGAGTGTATACACTAGGGAGAATCATCTCCACAGCATCAACATAATTACTCTTGAAATACTTTCTAGGAGAAGGATTATGAGGGTTAATTCCTGGCGTGACCATATTAAATAGTTATTAAGTTAATTGTTACGTTATTTAATTGAGAAATTTCATTCTGCTCAAACGTTATAGACTCTGGGACGTTCTCTATAGTTGCAAACCGCACTTTATCAATTTCATGAATTTGTCTAATTAAATCCTGCGTATAAAAAGATTGACCAAACTCTCTATTATCCACAAAGAAATAATTAAGAATAACGTCTCTCACTAACGCTTTAATTTGAGGCTCCTCTCTTTTGAATTCTTTATCTACCCTAACAGTTACAACTAAATCCAAAGTTCTTATCAACCCATCAACAACTACCACCTCATCAGTTAGCATCTTTTTAACATTAATTGCATCTAATAATGATGTTTTATATTCAGGAGTTGCCCTTCTTAATTGTAAATTACTAGCTTTCTCTAAAAGGTAAACATCAATTATATTAGCAGAACTAAAAGCTTCTCTGACAACAGCGGTAGCCTTCCCAGTAGATCCATAGGAGCTTATGTGTGTATTAGCAAAATTTATATAATCAGGTAGCGTAACTAATCTATCCTGCCTTCTAAAAGTCATGGGAGCATGTCTTTTAGCATGTTCCACTGTCTCGGCATCCGCTCCTCCTGTGCCCATTGAAACATTAGTAAGGGTTCCAGTATACGAAGTTCCACCAATTGATCCAATAATAGATGCGTTTATAAGAGCGTTTTTAATATTACCTCTAGTACCTCCACCTACTCTATAAGTAACAGTATAAGTGTCACCAACGGAAGGCGATTGTCCAGTTATATTATCTCCAAAAAGTACAGTACCTTTATAATTATCATCTAAAATTGTTTGGAAGAGCATATGGCTTCCGCCCGACGCACTAAATAAATTATCTACTTCTGTAAATACCCCTTGCTCGGTAGCCTCCCCATCTGTGTACACGCTTACACTACCTTCTACTACAGGAAACTGTGATAAGCTTATAGACTTCACTAACTCAGTAGAAGTGAAAGTGCCAGTTTGTTTTACCAAAGAACCTTCCAATAATACCAAGGATGACGCTGGATGGACATTGAATGCTGTACCTGTGGATTCTGCTTTGGTAAGAGATATTTCTCCAGTAGTATTTGCTAAATCAACTTGTCCATTACTCAATACTTTATACAAAACAAACGAGAGAGCGGCACCATCTTCAGGAGATGTAATGGTCAAAACTCTATTCTCTGGAGTTATTACCATAGGGCCTGCGGCTAAAGGATCTCCCCCAGTCCACGGCCATGTAATCTGTGCATTAGCAGCCGCAGAAATAGGCCCTTTCATCCTAACACCAATAAGCTCCAAAAGCTTTTTAACATTTCTTCGCAACTTAGCAGTTCGTAGGTAATTCTCATTAGCCAACATATCTGCCTTCAAAGAAAAAACAGAGCCCATATAAGCAACAATCTCTATTAACATTACTCCTAAATCAGATTCGGAAAAATTTTCATAATCCAAAGGATATACAGCTTTTATATAATCAATTAATGAATCTCTTATTGATAGGAAATCAGTAGCGGCGAAATCAATCTCCGTTGGTTTCTTATCAATAGAAACTACTACATCCTTAATAAAATCAGATTTTACTTCTCCTGTAAATACCATTATCCTATTTTAACCCCAACTTCAAAAGTAGTGCTTTCTATTTCTTCAACTTGTACACTTAATTTAATTTGCATAGCTTGAAGCCCTTCTGCTCCATACTCATCCACAGGGTAAACGCCTAATTTTATAACTTTAACCCCTTTAGCATATTTAGCTATGGCAGCTAATATTTCAGTTTTTATAGCTTCAAATAAAATACTATCCATAGGTTGAAAAAGATATTTTCTTAGATCTAACCCATACCCAGGGAGTAACACTCGTTCTCCTAAATTAGTAGTTAACAACTGTTTTAAATTATTTCTTATTAATTCCTTGCCTGATTCTTTGCTATAGTATCCAGCATTGGTATTTGAAAATAATGGGTATGAAAATCCGTACCTTTTTTTAACATTGGAAGAAGACCCCTTGCGGGTACTGATGGTAGGAACAACCCCGTACACAGTAGTATCTGTATTTAAAGCCATTATATATATTTTCCTAAATTGTAGGTTTTCAGAGTTTCTATATTTCCAAAAATGTTTTTCTGAGCATTATAATTCATACGCACTTCTCCTTGGTCCAATGCCCTAGTATAAAATTTAGTACTGCCTAAATGCCCTCGTAAACCACTTATAGCACCAAAAGTATGATTCCCCATAAATCCAGTACCTGCAATTCCGTCTGTATATCCTCCTCCTAAAATCCATGGAGTGAAGTATGAATCAGCCCTTGGTCCCGATCTTAGCTCCGCACTGGCAGACGCACCAACGTTAGTTCCAGAATAATTAAAACCACTTTGTTTTCTAAATGAAGGAATTTGTAATGGTTCATGTTTGTCTCTACCTAAACAGGTTAAAGAAGAAGACGATAATAATTCACCATTAACATATAAACTTATGTTATCTTCTGAAGGGTCTGTGGTAAGAGCTACATGAATATATTCATCCGATGCTGATAAGAGGTATTGATTGCCCTCTGGAGATGCAGTGCTAGCATCAACTGAGAAAGAATACCAAGAAGGAGTTGTGGAATAATTACATCCACTATAAATTAGCCCTACCGAGGCATCATTAATTGATTGGGTAGGAGCCACAAAGAAAGATAAACTGGAGTTAGCTAAATTCTGCATAGCTTCTGATCCCCATTTCGTATCTGCATAATCAGAATTTTTCGTAAGACGTATATCTCTAGTAAATCCCATTATCATGCCCCTAACAATTCCATCCCCTAAATCTATATCTAAACGCTCAGGATTTGTTTGTGCCGTAAGACCAGGATCTATGCCTGTGTTCTCATTAGCGAGAACTAGACGATACAATGCAGAAGTATCCTGACTATCTTCTCCCCATCCATTTGAAACATCTGTTAAATAAGGAACATGCATCCATGTTTCAAAAGTAAATCCTTCTTTATTATAAGTAAGATCTTGCAGCTCTACACTTGAAGATGCTCTAACAAATGACCCTACGCCTGAAGGGTAAAAAGGATGATCATTAACTTGTTCTGTAATTCCTTTAAGGTAGGGCACGGATAGCCCAGAAGTAAACACCGCAGAGGCGGATTTCCCTGCAAGTTGTCCATTATTGTAGATTTTAGTCTCCGCACAATTGGTAATATTAAAATCAGTAGAACTGGGAGAAACTACATTAGGATCCAGATAATTATAAATAACAGATAACTCCCTAGTAACTATTTGATCTGTTATGCTTAATTGTGGTGCGACAATACTTGACGCAGTGTTGGAATAAAGGATCTCGCCCTTTCCAATATTAGAAACAAAAATATGCTCTACATTCTCAACCTCCTCATTTGGCTCACTAGTTACAAATTTAGGAGTATAAGGTAGAACACTACCTTTAATATCTTTCTGATCTAACACTAAGGCTTTTTGTTTTCTTATATCTGCCGCAAAATTAAACTGTTGTAAATATGAGAAATCATTAACTGGAACTTCCCCAGGTAAGAATAAACTTGTATTCCCATAATTTGCAGGAATATCAACTGCGATCTCAATTTGCTTCTTTCGTTTATTAATCTTCTCTGTAAATAATGATATTTCTGAATAAAGGCTTTGTCTTGTATTTTCAATAACTGCTGTTGATGCACCATCATTTTTTAATTCCTCTACATGAGATGATAAATCATACACTCTTTTAGATTTTTGCCCTTCTAAATTTTTAAGATAGTGGTCGGCATCATAATGCACTCTGAGAGAATCTCTATCATTTATTACTTTAGGATCAAAAATAGTATCAATATAATGGTTAACAGTCTTAGATGAAATTTGAACTCCCTTACCTCCTAAATTAGGATCGAAAGAGAATTTCCACCTGTCCGCAGGAGAAATAGAAGGTTTTTTACTTTCTATATAATTAAGTACCTTAGTTACTCCACTAACTCCAGACGACTGAGAATCATAGTATAGCCCATCCCTGGAAACTACAAACTGTCCTTCAACAGCCTTAGGAGGCCCAAACACCAAACGTATCACTTCCTCCTCTTCTGGAATCCCTGAAGGTCCAGCTATCCTAAATAACACGCCAGACACAGGAAATTGAAGTTCTGGTTCTAATGTAGGATCTTCGATCCTTTTTAAAATCTCCTCTTCTATACCGTCTTGCAAAGCCCTCCATTGGTCTCTAGCGGCTTTTATATTACTAAGTTCAGCTAATCTGGGGCCATATCTCCTTTGCATTAATTGATCAAATTGAGCAGTGGTTAATTGTGCTTGAGCACCTCCAGGATTAGCCGTATTAGTTCCAGCAAACTTTTCGCCATCTAAATAAGTCTCTATACACCCTTTTACTTCTTGAAAATGGTTGTATCCTCTAACCCCAGACTGATATAGACCATTACCAAATGTAGCCAAACCGTTAACCCATGCTGCTGTCTCTGTCAACCAGTTTGATCCAGGAGCTTCTTTGCCAAATTTAGAGTTTCTAGAAGTAACGGAAATCTCCCCATTAGGAGTTACTGTTACATTTACTCCAAGATCCAACTCAAGGGCTGTTTTGGCGCTATCCATCCATCCGTCAATTGTTCCTTGAACTTTTTCTGATGCATCCTGCATTCCTAGAAGGGTAGGCATGGGTATTAACGCTAAAGCATCACCAACCAAGCTAGTTAAGCATGTAGGAGCACCGAACCCTTTGCCTACAGAAGTTAATAAATTACCTGATTGTGCTTGTGCTTGTGATAGTGCTCCCCAATCAAAATTTACCATAATTACTTAGTTCCTTAGTTATATGTATGTAGTTAGGGAGAAGGAGGAAACGCAGGACCCACCTGTAAAAACCAAAATGGTATATATTGTCTTAATTCTTCCGTAGACGCTGCGGATTGAGTTATGTCAGTAACCGATACACTTCCTGGGTTTAGATGCACTTTTCCACCTTTTACTGTACAATCTCCATTCTCTGAATTCATGATACAATCTCCGGTTGCCTTGGCCGTAAACTCCCCAGCCGCTTCAATTCTTACATTCCCAGTTTCAGATTTTAAATTAATATCCCCTTCTGTAGCTTTTATATCTATACTTTTAGCGAATATTTCAACTTTTCCATCTGCATTAATTCTCACTTGACCTGCATTGCCTACCTGTTCAATAATAATTTGAGGATCCCCCTCTGGGTTATTGGGAGATCCTACTACTAAATTAATATCTTTCCATTGAGAGCCTAAAGAAATGTTTCCAAAATTTTCAGGTTCGGGACTTGGGAAACTTGGAGACGCGCCAGTAAAAGGATCAGCGTTTTTTCCCATTGATCTATTTTCAATATTGTAGTTTTTTCCCTCTACAACTACATTATTAATTTCCCCTTCATGCGCTATACTGGTTATATTTGATTCAGTCTCTACCTTTATACATCTAGACCCTATTACGTCAGCCTTACCGTGTCCAATCGTAATACCATCTAGTGTATCTTTTCCCTCACCGTTTAGTATCCCTACCCTCATACAATCAATAAGGGCACTGTCGTCTAGGGAAACAATCTTTCCCTTACCAGACCGCATATCAATTTTGGAGATATGTTCAGGCCCTTCGTCTCCCACATTGTCTTGGATAACAAGGCGGTGGCCTCTGGGATGCCTTAACGCAATTGTACTAGGAAAATCAGTCCTTTTGTCATACAAAGGTTCATGTAATCTATCAATGGACAATAAATCAAATTTTCTAACATCACTCCATTCACTAAGCTCTTCTACCATGGATCCGTCATCTCCAATAATAGAAGATGAATAATAATACGTAAGACCTACCCTCTGTATTAAAATATCAGTTCCTGGAGCAGGAATAGCGAAAAAAGACCCATCATTATGAAACGAATAAGGAGAGGTATACACCACAGGGACCAGCATCATCCCAACAGACCCTATTTCAACAGGACTTACACCATGATCCGTAGACGGAATAATACATTCTAGTATGCCTCCTTTACCGTCTCTAGACCTAGTAACGTTTATTACTTTACCTTTTAGTACTGCTGCTGTTGCTAATGTCATTTCTTACCTAGGAGTTTTAAATGGCGCTTCCCACCGAGACCGCCATTTAGGTGATCCTCCAAAAGGAGAATTTTCATATTGACTTTGTAAATTATTAGACATAGGATTTCCTCTTTGATTAATAGCATTCTTTTCCCAAAGAAGTTCTGCCTGTTCCTGCTCACTGAATCCCAGGCGGTTTGCTTCATTAATTATTTCTGCTTGTTCTGATTTTGTAAGATGTTCCATTTTAAGGTGACGATTATTTTCTAAAACAGAATTCATTGCTTTGACCCTTCTTTGTTCAGAAGCATACTCCGACAATTTTTTCTGCTCTTCAAGAGTTATATCTGTTCTAGGCTCAGGTTCTCCTAGAGGAATAACATTAGAATTCATAGGTATAGGTTTTAATTTAGCAATTTCAGGAGGCATATTCTCTGGATCTGACCAATCTATCTCGCCACCGGGCCGTAATACGGGTGGATCTACCAAATTCAATTTTCCATCCTCTACCTCATTTTGAGGGAGTAGAATCGCATCTTCACTCGGCTGTAATTCTCCCCCCGTAGTGGGAACCACTAATTCAAGATCATCTGTATCATCTAAATCTTGTGATGCTTGTTCTGTTTTTGCTGCTGCCTTGGCCTTTGTTGTCTTTTCACTAGTAAGCTTTTCTTTTCCGGTACGGTTCAGCCCCTTCTTTCTAGCTTTCTTAGCCTCTTTCTTCTCCTCCTCTTTCTTTTTTTTATTATTAATAAACTCATCTATTTCTTTGTTAGTAAATTTACTTTGTGATTTCAATAGTCTAAAATGTGATTCGGCAGATGTTTTTGTTATAATATGCTCGAATGCTGCCACTTTATAAAATCCAGTAAAGAAACTAGAGTAATATTTCTTTGATTTTTCAATATCTTCACTGCTTTGCAAAGCCATTTTATCTATAGGATTTCCATCAGAACCTCCCAATATTGTAGGTTGTCCAGCATATAAAAATACAGGTTTTAATAAATCCAGCATACTGGAATAACTAAATTTTGGAAAACATACAAGATCAGTTTGATAATACATATTATGTAATTGATTATAAAAATTCTTTTGATAATCTAATAAATTTCTAGCAAGCCTCTCAGGAGAGATAGGAGAAAATATAGCTTCGTCATTACTAATGAGAGACTTTATTAAGCCTTCTAATATAATTGTTTTACCTTCAGAAGCGTCACGTAGCTCTGGGATAATATTTTCAATTAGAACTCCTAACTTAACTTTCTGCCCTTTAATATTACTTGTATTTAATAATCTTTGAATCTCTTTATTCTTTTTAAGACGTTTATGTAGTTTTTCCATAATTGATAAAGTTTTTACTTCTTCTATTTTGGTTTTAATTATAGGAGTCTGGGAAACGCCTAATAAAAATGTCCAATAAGTTGGATTTAATTTAACTTGTACGTCTGTTACATCTGCATTAGCAACATTAGCTCTAAAAATAGGAATAGGTTTTCCTGTATTAAAATCTATATAATTTGAAATATCATTATTAGATATTAAAGAATTCATACCTTCAAAAATATTATTTACATCCACAGTATACCCTTCCTGAATACCTGAATGCCATTCAGCCATTTTACTTCTAAATTCTTTATCATTTAATGCATTAAATATATGACCCGCAGTAGATCCTATAATTGTTCCTCCTTTTATTGGCATTGAAAGAATGTTAGCTAATCTATCCTCACGGGAAATAAAGTCAGATTTTTCTTCATTTCCCTGGGGGGAAGACAGTCCAGTACTTGTAGAATTTGCGGTTGCCCCGCCGTTAAAGGACCCGTGGCGTGGTCGGTATTGTTCTGTAGTATGATGGTGGGATCCGAACTGTGGTGTTTCCTGGTATCCCTGCATAAATAAATTTACTAGCTCTGCTGCGCCCCAAATAGCACAATTATCAGAAGGATTTTTTATCAATCCTTTATTAAAAAATAATTTCTTTAGGTCTATATCATCAACTTCCCTGTATATACATTTGGTGTGCTCTGCGATGCCCCCAGCCCACTTATCTGTATTAATATCACTCATATACTTTATACCAAAAGCCTTTAAAGGAGCTTCCCAATCTAAGCGTTTAGATTTGTTTTCATTTTTAGGATCATCATCACCGCCGGATTGAAATATTAAATAATAAGGTGCCCTCCCAGAAGCCCTCTCTATTTTAAGAGCTTGTCCTCTACTTACCATCTTCTGTTTATTCACCTCGCTCATCTCACTGTTGGTAACTTCAGATAGCATAAGTCCTAAAGGTCTAACTACTCTATCAACACTCTTGACAATTTCATTGCGAGCATCCCTAAGCGAAAGGGACCCGTACAGAGCGCGTTGAGCCCCTTCTCTATAGCGAGTGGAGTCCACTAGCTTGTCCTTACCACTAGAATATTTCATACTTGGAAGTAACACAATAACATTACCTTTGTATTGCGAAATATTTTCTATATACCTTTGTATACATAAGAAGATAGCCTCATCTAGCCAATCTATAAATTTTTCATTTTCCTTATTGCTTGGAATATCTTTTCCATAAAAAGAAACAATACCAGCGGTAGCAATAGGCTGACCCATTTGTATGTAAGGTATACTTTTATCGTCCTTACTATGTGTTAATAGAGAAGGTTTGCCTGCTATATTTAACGTAATAACACGCGCTCCTTTGGATGTTATACTAACATCAACATTGGTTATATATCCTAAAATGGGCCTAGCCCAATTACTTATACTATCGCCCACCCCATAAGTAATATAAACCTTCTTTACAGTCTGATAGATGTTTCTATTCTGAGTCATTGCGTCTATAAAGTTTAACTCAAATTCCCTACCTGGATCTAATAATTGTATCTCTATGTGTGTTTTATTTGCTTCATTAAATCCAATATCATGCTTTAAACTAATAAAGTTGGAGTCTTGTCTATTAAAAAGAAATGATTTTTTCTCGCCTTCTTTATTTAAATTCCCTAACACATTGGGATCTGATTTCCCAACGTAAAAAGTATTCATTTCCGAAATACTATTAGTCATAAATATAGAAACAACAGGAATCTTATTCAGTGTTGATAGAGGTTTATTTAATAGCTTACCTCTTACCACATTAGTCCCATCTAAGTTAGTCATTACAATTTAGGGATTTTAATCTGATCCCCAACATTTAATCCTTCGAAGGGATCATCTATATTATTATACAATAATATTAACCACCAATACTCAGGGGTATTGTAAAAAACATCAGAGATTAAGTCTGGTCTATGCTCATAACCATTAATAACATAAGCTATATCATAATCAAGGATAGATTCTCCAATAGCATCAAACCCTACTGAACCTGCACCTATAAGAAGACGTTTCTTTTTATGATAAGTGTCTATACTTCCTAAATAATATTGACTAGATTGTGCCATTATAAATTACCTTGAGAGAGGCCCAGAGGCTCCTTTAGAAGGGCCAAATCCAGGATCCGTAGTAGTATATTCTATTACAGCTTCCCAACCAGCCACGTTATCTCTATCTAAGGGTTGTATAGAGGCATGATCATATTTTCCAAAATTGCCTGCTCTAAACTCCTCTAAATTCATATTCACCTTTATTCTTCGACTTAATAAAGAACGTCTATCCATACCTGCGTTATTATCGAATGATATATCATATGATTTACAAATACATGGAATATTGTTATACAGTTCACCATGCTTTAATCTAATAATAGGAGGACCTTGCATTAAATCAGTTTGATTATTTAACACACTAGACCTAATTAAATTAACCCACCATGCTACGTATTTAACAAAATTTTCAGAAGTAACAAATTGTGAAACTTTATTTTGAGCAAATTCGTTGGCTTCAATTCCTTTACGCTCAGTAAACTTTTCTTTTTCAATATCATTAAGTACTTGCGAAAGAGGAGGAGTATTTTCGGAACCCATAATTCCAAGATTCAACTGAGTCATCTCTGCTTCGAATGGGTCTGGTGGGATCGGAACATACTGATTTTCTGGATCTGCTAGAAATTCTTCTCTTATGCTCGCTTTACGCTTCGGCATAGATCCAGGATCAAACCTAATCAAAGCTCCTTTATGCATTGCCAAAATATGAGGTAGAGTTAGAAAAAACGATAATTTAAGAGATCTAGATGAAGCACCAGCGTAAGCATATAACGAACTACTCCTACCTATAGGATCATACGTAATAATATTAGCCTTCTTACTTTCCCTAATATCTATATTTTCATAAAAAGGTAAACGAGCTACAAGCTTGTCTGGGTCTGGAAAATGAAACTCCAGATAAGATTTATCATGAATATTTCTTTGTAATGAAAAATCATAAGGACTAGGAGCCCTGTTTACATAGCCACCTAAAATTCCTCCGACCCCTGCTACCCCAGTTCCTATAACAGATTGTAAGTTCATTATTAATATCCTTTAGTTTGGTTCACTAATTGATCGAGAACCGCCGCTGGTCCGTGCTGCAAGTAATTCAACAGCAGCAGCAATTCTTTCTCGTTGGTCAAATGTAACATCTTCTCCAAAGAACGCACTCTCTGTTGACATCTGTGCTGCCATAATGGCTGCGGTTACAGTGTTGGAAAGCCTACCAGCGTCCCTCTCAACTTTATCTTCCTTTTTACTACGAGCCAACATAGCCTCTTCGTCTTCTCTTTTTTTAGTACTGGCTCCGAAAAAGGAAATCGCTTCATATATTAGCCATGCTGCCGTTAATAAGAGTGTGAGGGGCATGGAGATGGATTTTAAGGCGACGGCGATCATGTTTTTAAAAACCTGAAACGCTCCAATGAAAACTTTAAATAAACCAGCAATCATTAAAAATTTACCGCCAACACTAACTAGGAATTGCACAAATTTGTTATCTACAAGAAATTTTACGATTGTTTGGACAAAATTAGCAATCTTCTCTAAATGTGGAAGTAAAGAAACTTGAATCTCACCTATAAGTGCATTTATCTGTGTTGTTAAACTATTATCAAAGTGTGCCGCGACCTCTTCGCTGCTTGCAGTCGCTAAATCAAAACCTTCTTGAATGGAAAGTTCCATAGCCTCTAAAGCCCCTATTTGATCTGCTTGTAAGGAAAGACCCTTAGAAAACTGCTGCTTTAAAAACTGACTATGTTTAAGACCGTCAGTTAACATATTAAACTGTTTTACTTCAGCCGCCGCCATTTCACGCAATAATCCAGCCGTAATCTTTCCTTCCATGGCTTGGAACGCTAGATCTTCCCTTCCAAGACGTACCAACATATTTTGAACATCCGCCGCTCCTTCTTCAAAGGACAACTTATTAGCTAGTTGAGTGATAGTATCCTTAAATAATGGAGCTTGAGCCGTTAAGCCAGCGACAGCCTTGGTTAATTGCTTTCCTCTCTCTGTATTACCAGCCCCCACAAGGGCTATAGCCTTAGCGTTTGCTTTCAACGCTTCTATCATGGCAGTGGCTGTAGTACCATATTTTACAGAAAAATCTAATATAGTCATACCCAACTTGCCAGTCTCTTCAGTAGTCATGGGTAGAATAGACGCCATGGAAGCTAATCCTTGAATCATTAGGTTCGCATTTTGCCCAGTCGCTTTTGCGGCACCAGCAAGTTTTAGCATCCCGCCATTAACGTCTTTGAATCCTGCTTGCAGAAACTGAACAGCATGATCCATACCAATTTTTATCCCTCCTGGTAAGTCTTCAAGATTGGTACCTAACTTCTCACTTAGTCTATTCGCAGTAGTGCCTACAGATAAAGATGCTTGTTGTAACGCATCCATCTCCACCATCAGGTCAATAGCTTTATTGTAAACCCTGGTTAAAGCTATCGTTGCGGCGTGCTGTTCTCTAAGTGCTGCCTTAAGTCCTTCTGCTGCGGCTCGGGTTCCCTGGTCTCTCTCTACCATTTACAAGCCCTCCTTGTTTATTTTTATTTCAAATATCTTAGACATATGCGAAGAATCCATAATATAAGTCCTATATTTACTAGTACCAAACATACGAGAAGTCCTGTAAAAACTAGATTTTCCCTTATTACTATATAGCCTTCTTAGTGCTTCCTTGGATTCTGGATCGTCCTCTATTTTAAAACACGTTAAGAGCTTACGCCCTGTCCCTCTGCTTATCCTAACTCCTGACGATACTTTGGTTTGTACTATCATTGCCACGACTGGTTCGTAATAACTACTATGATCTTTACGATAATTAAAAACCACTACATCTCCTGGCTGCATGAACCCTGCGCTTAACACTATTCGTCCTGCTTTACTAACTGCACCCCTAATCCCTGAGTTTGCAAGTGCATTACTAAGGATTAATTTTTTTTTATTTTCTTGAAATTGAGGCATCTTTTCCTATAATATATTTAAATATATAATGAATAAAGATAATATTGATATTAACATCATTGATTTTATAGATTTACTAGATGAAACATTAAGTACTACATTTATAGAAAAATGGAGATATACTTATTCTGAAAGGTTTATAAAACAATTTCAAATGAAGTTATTATCTTCATTAACTACAAATAAACCTCTAAAGATAGATAGTCTTTATATATATTTAACTAAAAAGTGTAAATACTCAAAAGAACAAGTATTGAACTTTTTTGAAGCTGTAGATGTAGATATCTACAGACCCTTGGTGCAGGGAAGGCTAACAAAGCATTTAGAAAATTAGACTACTTTTTCTTCTTAAGCTGCTTTTGCTCATCAATCCTCTTGTTAATATGTTCGCAAGGAACAAACAGAGGACACATATCATGATACTCACACCAGTTGCAGAATTGGTTCTCAGAGGCTACTAAATCATTAGACTTAGCTTTTCTAATCTGCCAGATCTTATCTACCTCTTCTCGTTTCCATTGTGCAATAGCTGGCCTTGAATACTTAACGTCTACAAAATGACCAGTAACAGGGTAGTAGTGAGCACACACTATTTTATCAACAGGAACCTTGAACTGCTCGCTGATTGCGTAGCAGTAGGATTGTAGTTGCCTGTCTTTAAAGAGTTCAAATTTGTTTTTTTCTCGTTTTGAGGTTTTGTAGTCTATGATCAGGTAGCCGCCATTACTGCCTTTTATGACTCTATCAATGATTCCATTTTGCTTAATATTATTCTTTTTATCAAGTGTGACCTCGTATATAAGCTCTGTGGCAACCGTTTCCCCCAACTTTCCATTAAAATTTAGGAAATTAGATAGACATCTATTCGTCTTTTCCTTATAAGAGAATGGTACCTTATAATTCTTCTTATGCTGCTCCGCAAGAGATTGCAGATCTTTCAAGCACTTTGCTTCAACTCCTTCTTCCAGAACCTTATGAATATAAGACCCGAAGCTCAAAGCGTCTTCATTTCTTGGTTTATCACCCATTAACCTCTCAACATATTTATACTTGTATTTCAATTTGCACTGACTAAAAGTTGAACTTTTTGAATAACTAATGGTTTCTATGAACATAATTTCTCCTAATATTATTAAAGAATACCTTGAAAGTAAGTTTAAAGGTAAATACAAACTTTCCTCAAATAACGTGGAATTTATAGTTCCATCCTTATTTATAGACAATGACTACAAACGTCATATGAGCATCAACTCTGAAACTGGCTTGTGGCAGTGCTTCAAGTCAGGCGAGGTGGGGGATTTTCACAAGCTTGTATCTATATTAGAGGGCATTTCCGCTAAGGCGGCTCTCTCTATGTTTTCTTTGGAAAGCTACCTCACAGAAAGCCCTAGACAATCTAAGGAGCCTTCTGTGTCTTCTGTTGAGGTCAAACCTATTAAGCATCTTACAAAAATCACTCGTACCATGGAACCTCAAGATGATGTCTCTTCAAAGGCTTGGGTTTTTATAGATTCTAGAAAGTTATGGGGTTCCCGAATCCCTTTTTATGTAACTACTGAAAAGCCTTATCAGAACAGAATCCTTATCCCTCTAACTGCACATAAAAATGTGTCTCACTTTCAAGCTCGTTCCTTGGATGATTCCCTACAACCAAAATACATCAATTCTCTAAATGTTAAAAAATCTCTAATATTATATCCCTATAGACATAATACTAATGAAGTTCTAGTGTGTGAAGGTCCATTAGATGCTATTTCCCTTCAATCACAAAACATAAATGCGACCGCTGCTATGGGATGTAAAATATCAAAATGGCAAGCTAAAATGCTATCTCAATCCCCAGGGAAAATTATAATTGCATTTGATAATGACTCCCCTGGAATAAGCGGTATTAAACATTTTGAGAAACTTAGAAAGCTCTGTGGAATGCGTGAGTTCTTCTTTTGCTTTCCTCCAAAAGGATACAAAGATTGGAATGAGGCTCACACGGATGGGGTTGATTTAAATACTCATATTAAGAAAAATACTAAACCTTTTGATTTTTCTTATCAAATCAATAACGCACTCACACAACCATAAAATGCATTAACGGGGTTACTATAGTTTGGTTAAGAACACTATACTTCACTTGCATAGCATAAGGACCAGTTAAACTGCCCATTGCACCTGATAATGTTGATGCATGAGTCTTCAATGCCTCTGTATCCCAATTCAAAATAATAGTGTTGTCAGATGTAATATCCACAACCGCAGAAGTGTCCGAGAAGGACGAGACTGTGACATGACTCCCTAAATTAGTTGACTCATTTAGTTTTTTGATATCAATCATTGCACTAGTTACCACAGAATCTTTGAATATATTATGAACTGCCTCACTAATGCTCTTATTCTCTAGTGATACTTCAGTCGATATCTTCAAATCTACTTTAGAACCAAAGACTATTTTTTTATTTAACAATTTATTGGTAGTCTTTAGAAGAAGTGGCTCCGTTATCATAAAGAACTTGTCTTTGAATAACGAGAAGTTATTTATCATGGACTGGTAAGTTGAGCCCGCCGCCAATTGCACAGTCCATACATCAATATAGTTCGCAACGCTGGAAGCCGCATTTTGTATATGAACGCTAGTTCCTGAGCCGTGGAAAGCATACTGCCCTCCTGGATAAGATCTCTGACCGTCTAGGACAACTACATATTCTCCTGTCCCCATCCTAAATATGCCACTTAAAGAAGATGGGTCGGAATCTGGGTTATAGCACGCTGCACTAGTAGCTGCTGCAACTTGAAAACCTCCCGATGCTCCAAAATGCATCAAGATTTGATCCTTTGTTAGAGAAGTAGAAAGCAGCCCATCGCCTCCAAGAATAGAGCTTGGTGGGAAGTTATTATCTTCTCTAAAAATGGTGACGCCACTAATAGCTACTGGATCTTGATAAACGCCATCATTGATAAAAAGAGCCCGCAATCCCACGGGTTGTAATACATTAGGTCTATTATGTCTATCTATGATTAGATTGCCGTTCAACTGCATCTTTTTGCCTCTCCATATCTTCTACGTATAAATTCAGGAAATGTTTTCTCTCCATCCGGGTCATGGCTTTTACATCCCTGTATGAGACCCCAATTTCCTTTACTAATATGTAGGCTTCCTGAAATAGATTATCTAACTGTAATTCTTCTTCAATCTCTAAGAAAAAAAATTCTCACCTATAGGGATATTTACTACAGTTTCTGCTTCGCAGTCCCCACAAATGAAATTAATTTTAGAATCCAGCCCATATTCTGGCTTCATTAGCTCAGACACTAATACATGCATATCTTTTAATGGCAATTTTTCAAGAACTTTAGCAATTACTTGCTTATCTGTATGCCCTTCAATATCTTCTATAAATCTCCACAATTGGATGTTTTTATTCTCTATGAAATTCAAATATTTTTCATCTCTAAGACGCGGGAATCTTAATGTTACAGACTTTTTAAGTGCAGGCAACTCAATCTTCCTGGGATCTGATAAATCATCAGGAACTTCATTCAATAGAAGTTTAGAAATATCAATCGTAACTTCTGAATCTTGAAAACATTTAGGACAAGATATCACAGCCTTGTAGTCTGTGCCATAAGATATTTCTCGTATCTTGTAGAGAAGAAATAACTTATCCATAAGCAAAAGTTCATTAATATTTAAATTATTAACACACTTACTTAGTAAATAATTAACGGGCTCGACCTTATCAGATTTTTTAATTGTAGCAAGGGACTTCTCGTCTTCGAAAGTCATTGGTCTAACAGATACGCCTGCTGCGGGATTAGGTAAAGAATAAAACCTACCTTTAGACGGCAAAGATACCTCAGTTTCAACCTCGACTGGGAGATTTTCTAAGATGCTGTCAACAACGTCTTGTTTTAAATTATCACTTTCAGGATTGTTAAGAGTCTTTTCAATCATAAAATTCCTTCTATACTTATTGCTACTTTTCTATAATAGTCGTGATGCGTATAGAAATAAATAATCTAAAGTCTAGAATTATCACCGATAACCCAGAGCTTATTCGAGCTTTAGATAAATTATATAGCTTCAAAGTCCCAGGCTCTGAATATTCACCTAATTACAGGAGAAGAGGGTGGGATGGCAAGAAACACTTTATTTCTAGGTCTGGTATTTTTAGAACAGGACTTTTACCTAGAATTTTAAAAGATCTTGAAAAGATAAAATGCTCTCCTAAATTACCTAAAACTAAAGAAGAGGATTACAGTCTAAAATCCATAGATAATATACCTTATTACGATTACCAGGAAGATCTAATAAACAAAGCACTTCAAAACAAAAGAGGGGTTATTAAATCACCTACTGGATCTGGTAAAACCCTTATCACCGCTGGTATTATTAAATCCTTAGCTCCTAAACATAAAAAGATGATTGTTTTATTTAATGCAAAACAATTATTAACTC